ATTGCCTAAAGCAATAGTATAATAAGTTGAATTACTTGCTCCGATGCCAGAAGAAAAACTTTGAAATCCTAACTGAGCACCGCTTAAAGTAACAGTGCCTGTTCCGACTGTTGAAGTAGTTTCTTTGACTCTGTCGTTAATAACGAACGCCATAAAGCTACCTCTATGCTATTCTTAATATTGCATTCGCTGATGTAAACGCTGGAAATATAATTGTAAATGTTCCAGCTGTTGCTGTTTTATCACCACCAAAGTCTAGAACACAAACTGCTTTATTAGATTCGCTTGTATTATAAATTAAAGCTCCTCTTGCAGTTAATGTAACACCTGTAAATGATAAGTCTGCAAAATCTACGATTGCAACACTTGTATCAAGTGATGTTTGTTGTCCTGTTAGTGTTCCACCTCCAGCTACATATTGTCCTGTTGCTGATACTTCACTTGTTGAAGTATAAACAGTTGTCGAAGCTGATAAGTTTGCTGCTGATGTGTAAAGTGATAATTTAAATACATCTGCGCCTGTTTCGAAATCATGAATTCCTTCAAGAATTTCTTGCTTGAATGAATTGCAGACTGCTTGTGCTATTGCCATATATTGTCTCCTTTAGTTATGGTGATGGTGAATTAAGTTTTATTCTTAATGTACCATCATTAAATTCGTCTCTGCGTCTTCTTCCTGTTTGTTCTAACGCAAATCCTTGTAATGCTGTATTATACTTGTCCTGATACAAATTGTACATATCCATGGGTCCTTTTAAGAACGCAAAGGCTTCTACTAAACACGCATATAATAATAATTCTGGAGCATTAATACTTATATAAGTTTCTGTATTTGTAGAACTTAAACCATCTGGTGTATAAATATAATCCAAAGTTACTGCAAAACCGCTACTAGGTGTTGGAGCAACTTCAATAGCATTTTCTCTAAAAGTTGCATAATATTTAGGAAAGCCAGTTGCACCTGTTGAATTATATTCAGTAATAAATGTGTCATCTCTAGGTTCTAATGCTACTAGTACTCCGGAACTATTTGTAGCAACCACGGATCTTACAATTAAAGCAACTCGTGTTGTTTGTGATCCTGATGATTGATTTGTGCTTGGTAAAAGTAGGTATTTATTATTGGCAGTAAAACTAGAAGTCGCGTACTCGCGCGCGTAATCCGCATCTGCTTCTCTAAATATTTTTAATTCAGCATCTCTAATAAAACCATTAACAATAGTAGATGTTAAAACTTCAGCACCTACCTCTGTATAATCTCTAATCTTTGTTACTAATTCTGAATATGTCATGTTATACTTATAGTTACATTTCCAACAGCTGTATAAGCTGATCTTTTATAATTAATAATATCTCCACTTTGTTCTGGTTCCATACTAAATTTATTCGGACCATTTGCAGTTGTTTCAAATTGACCTGGCCAATAATATAAATCTAACTGCACTAAACAACCACCTCCCGGTCTAACATCTGCTCTTGGACGTTTAAGTCCTTGTGGATCAGCTGGATGATAAGGTGGATCTAATTGGGGATGTTTTGGTTCATATTCACTTATGTGAACAATAGAACCATTCCACTCTTTAACCATTTCAAGATAAGGAAATTGCATTCCTGATCTATCTGAAATCGCTAGTGATCTTTTTCCTCTTGCAAAAGCCATTAGTATCTATCTCCAAAATAAGTAAATGGTGAAATATATAAAGATGTTCTTTGACCATCTTCTTGTAAAGCTCTTTCTAATTCATCTTCGTATAATAACTTTAAAGCTTGTATTCTATCTGGTGCATATTTTTGTGACAAATAAAAAGCAAGACCTGAAACCATACACGGTAAAAATCTATAAGGTAAATCTGCTTGATTAGTGTAAGAACCAGCATCTTGAATTCTTTGAATATAATAATATTTTAAATAAGTATAAGTTGTACAATCTGGAGCAAGATATAAACTAATTTCTGGTGTTATTTGTCTATTCACATAGTATTGTGAAGGCTGTCCTGTTTGACCTTTATTAGGTAATGCTGCGTATGCAGATCTATCAATTTTGTTTAATGATATATCGTTAGTGCTTGAAGTTATACTTTCTGTTGTTGAAACATAAGCTTCTAATACATCACTACAGTCAGAAGGTGTAGTATATGTAATTGTTCCAGCTGTCATTAACTGGTTTTTTAATTCTACTTTCCAAAGGTGAATACCTCTATTTCCCCATTCAGAAAATAATAAATTTAAACTTCTTCTAGATGATTTTAAATCGTAACCTTTTGTATTACGAATGCCACATCTTTCAAAAGATTCTTCAATGACATCATCGATGTCTAAATTAAATGATGTTGTTCCAGATGTAGCCATAAGTCATAACCTTACTTTTTCTTTTTAGCCGGTTTTTTAGATCCGTTAATTTTTCCAGTAAGTTTATAAGGCTTATGTGCACCGCCCATTGGTTGTTTTGTTGCTACGCTCATTATCTAATCCTTGATTTTTGTTTGTTAACTTGAATTGATTTTTGACCAAGTGGTTCAAAAACAGATCCGCCAGTTGACATGTTAGGTATTTCAGTTGGTTTAACATCTTCTCCTACTGGTTTACCTTTAACAGTTGGTTTTACTTCTAACATTTCAGCTTCTCTTCTAGGTTTATTGCCTAAAACTTTTTTTGCTGCTTTTGCTACTGCTTTACCAATACCAATCATAATTAATCTCCTGTGTTAATCATACCACCATAGTACTTCTTAGTAAATGTCTTAACAAAAGTAGGCTTTGGGCCAGTATTACCAGCTGCTCTTTTTCTTGTGACTGCTGATTTTTTTTGACCTTCTGACATAGATCTTGCTTTAGCTAATGGTACACATTTTGGATATCCTTTTCTTTTTTCTCCTTTAGATCTGCCGCATGGAGCAAAAGAGCCATCCTTACGTTTAGCCCCTATATCTACCCACTTCTCTGCAACCCATTTTCGTAAACTCATTTTAAGACTTTTTAGTAACTTTTCTTCTTTCGTCCATTATGTCTCCACAACCTTTTGCAATTCCACCTTGATCATAATTTGATACTGCTTTTCTTTGTTGAGATTTATTTTTACCACCTGGTTTTATTTTTCCAGAACAAACTGCTGATGCATACATGTTAGCATATGCACTTGGATACACTTTAAATTTTCTTTTAGCAGCAGCTTTTCCTTTTGGACAAAGTTTAGCCATTACTTTTTCTTCTTTCTTTTTGCTGCCATCATGGCTCTTGAAGGTTTAGCCCCTCTTAGTTTACCATAAATTTGTTGTGGTATTTGTGATCTGCCTATTGCCATAATTAATACACTGGTGAATAAACAATCTTACCATTTACCTTTTGAGCCTTCAAGTATTGCCTTCTATTATACTTACTTGAAAAACTACAATGCACCCATCCACTATTAGGCTCATTTTCATTCCAAAACTCAAGTATACATTGATCATAGTCTAAATTAGCTACAATAAATTCTGCTAAATCTTTATTGGCAATACCAAACACTTCAAAGTCTGCTGCTTCCCCGCGCGTGTGCTGGCTCGTGGAGCTTGATCCGATAGCCTTGCATAAGTCTGGTGATCTATAACCAGAGCTCACGGATACCGGCATTCCATAAAAATCTCTAATAGGTTGTAATATCTTTTCACAAAGTATTTTAAGATTTTGTATTTGTTCTTCTCCTGGAGTATTATCTATCCCAAGCCTAACTGCTTCTTGAGACTTTGTTAATTCGTTTAATGTAAAGCTTTTAGATAATTGCATTATAAATAATTTAAATTAATCACTACTCTTCTTGATGTATCTGTTTGACTAACCATAGCGTGTTCTATATTTGAATTAAATATTAAAACTTTATTAGCTTCACAAGGAACTTTAATTTGTTTTTCTCTATCTATTAAAGTGTAACCATTATTTGTATTTACATAGTAAATGGCTGTCTTACATTCAAAATGTTTATCTATATGAAATTCAGATTGAAAAGGTTTATCTTTAGCTAATACTAAATTAGCTTTAACTGTAATAGGTGCAATACAATTTAACTTCTTCAATATAGGTCTAGCAATCGTATCAAAGCCTTTTGAGAATGATACATGATCACCATATAAAATATGTCTAAAATAAAAGTTATCTGTATTAGTCATATTCTCTCTATAATACCAAGGAAGATCAAATTCAGGTGACATTAACTGTGCTTGAATATGTAAGAATTGTTCTTCTTCTAAAAAATTTTCTATTATTTCGTAATCCATTATTTTTGCAATCTCAGCTTATTTATAACCTCAATTACATGTTTTTCATACTCTTTATTTGTAGAAAAGTTATCTAAAGTTTTAGCCATTAAAATAGGATCTTTATTTAATGTTATTTCTCTAACCTTTCTAAATTCTGCGTATACTCTTTTTGTA